TTTCAACTCTTTGAATTCAATGATGAGTTTACAAGAGCACAATTTAGAAGTTTAATTGAACCTTTCCTAAGAGATGTTCAAGGTCGTAGAGGTATTACAGACTTCTCAGTAGTTTGTGATACAACAAATAACACAGGTGAAGTAATTGATAGAAATGAGTTTGTTGCAGACATATTTGTAAAACCTGCTCGTTCTATTAACTTCATTACATTAAACTTCATAGCTACACGAACTGGTGTTTCGTTTAGTGAGGTAGGAGGTTAATCATGGCACAGATAGATGATTTTAAAGCGGAATTAGCTGGCGGTGGTTTTAGACCCAATCAGTTTAGAGTAACTATTACACCACCTGCTGGAATTGCAATAGGACTAGATGTAAGAAAAACTTCTTTTTTATGTAAAGGCACACAAATACCTGATATAACTATAGGTGATATTACATTAGCATATAGAGGTAGGTCAATCAAACTTGCAGGAGATAGAGATACTACTGGTGATTGGACTACTGAATTTTATATGGATACAGACTTTGCAGTTCAAAATGCACTACAAAGATGGTCAAATGGTATCAACGATTTTGACACAAATTTAGGTGTTAATTCACTTGCTGATTATGCAACAGACTTAACTGCTGAATTATTAGATAGAGATGACACAGTATTAAAGACATATATCTTTAAGAATGCATTTCCTACTACAATTACAGCAGGGCCTGCGTTAGATGCTGCAGCACCAAGTGAGATTGCAACATTCTCTTGTACATGGAAATATCAAAACTACTCTATAAGTGGTGTAAACTTCTAAAGTCTTTATTTTAATCATTATAAATAAAAGACAATAAAGGAGATTTTATTATGGCAGAACTATTTGGTTTCAAGTTTGAGAAAATCAAAGATACCAAAAGTCAAGAAAAATTTACAGTACCCCCAGCTGATGACGGTGCAGTCGAAATAGCAGGGGGTGGTTTCTTTGGTCAAGTTTTAGATGTAGATGGTAGAGATAAATCTGAACTTGATTTAATTCGTAGATATAGAGAAATATCCCAACAACCAGAATGTGATTCAGCGATAGAAGATATCGTGAATGAGGGTATTGTATCTAATGAGAGAGACCAGGCAGTATCTATTGTTCTTGATAGATTGGAATACCCCGAAACAATTAAAAGAAAAATTCGTAAAGAATTTGACCATGTATTATCACTTCTAGATTTTGATGTTAAAGGACATGATATTTTTAGAAGATGGTATGTAGATGGTAGAATATTTTATCACAAAGTTATAGATAAAAAAAATCCTAAACAAGGTCTTGTTGAAGTAAGATATATAGACCCTAGAAAAATTAGAAAAGTAAGACAAGTAAAGAAAAAACCAAAACCAGGCACATCCTTAGATATAGTGCAAGGTGTAGAGGATTATTTTATCTATAATGAAAAAGGATTACAACAAGGTCAAATGAATGAAGGTATAAAGATAGCAGATGATTCTATCACATATGTACCTTCTGGTTTGATTGACATGAACAGAGGTCATGTTCTAGGATATTTACATAAAGCAATTAAACCTGTCAATCAATTAAGAATGATTGAGGATGCTGTAGTTATTTACAGATTATCTAGAGCACCAGAAAGAAGAATATTTTACATTGATGTAGGTAATCTACCTAAAATAAAAGCAGAACAATATCTAAAAGATGTTATGAATCGTTATCGTAACAAATTAGTTTATGATGCTTCAACAGGTGAGATTCGTGATGATAGAAATCATATGTCAATGTTAGAAGACTTCTGGTTACCTCGTAGAGAAGGTGGTCGTGGAACAGAGATTACTACATTACAAGGTGGACAAAACTTAGGTGAGATTGAAGATATAGAATATTTTAGAAATAAATTATATCGTTCTTTAAATGTTCCTATCTCTAGAATGGAAGCTGAAAATAATTTTAGTTTAGGTCGTTCAACAGAGATTACAAGAGATGAATTAAAATTTACTAAGTTTGTACAAAGATTAAGAAAGAAATTTACCCCACTCTTTACAGATATGTTAAAGGCACAGTTAATATTAAAAGGTGTTATAACTGTAGAAGATTGGGATAGTATGAAAGAACATATTCAGTATAACTTCCTACAAGACGGACATTTTGCTGAATTGAAGAAAGCAGAACTGTTACAAGATAGAATAAATAATCTAGGTTCTATTGAATCATATATTGGAACATTTTATAGTAAAGCTTGGGTACAAAGAAATATATTGAATATGACAGATGCTGAAATAGATGAAATGCAAAAACAAATGAACAAAGAAGCAGGTATGGATGTTGAGGATGGTGGTGTCGATATGCCAGATGTTGGTGATGGTATCACAAGATATCCACAAGATGCTACAGGCGGATTTATTTCACCTGAGGATTTAGAAGGTAAAGATTCTGATGGTGTAACAAATAAAGGAGATGAAAATGGCGGAAACTAAAGACATAATAGATGCTTTATCCGATGGTGATAATCTAAGTGCTGAAGAAGCATTTAAAAATACTATACAATCTAAAGTTGGAGATGCATTAGAAACAAAAAGAAAAGAAGTTGCAAATTCATTTGTAAAATCTGAGGTAAACCAAGAGGATGATGCAGGAGATGGCGAAGTTTAAAGACTGGTACATTCCATTTTTCGAAAAGGATGAACATAAAAAGTCTAGAGAATATAAAAAACTTAGTCCTAAAATGAGGACTGCGGTGGATGATATCTTTGGAGTTATGGACGCCAAACCTTCCGATTTCCTAAATACTTTTGAAAAAACTATAAAACAGGTATCTAAAAAACATAGGGTTAAAGAAAAAGACCTGATGCAATACTTTGAGAAAGAAGTATTGTCTATTTAACAGGATAAAAATATATGGCAGTTGCAACAAGAACATTAAAAGATACAGTAGTCAATGCATCAGGTGCTGGTGGAACAGTCACAGTATTAGTTAATTGGGATGATGAAAATTCATCTAATAACAATGTACTAGACGCCAGTGGTCTTGATGGTCATGCAAATGGAGCAAAACTACACATTAAAAAATTGTGGTGGCAAGTAAATGGTGGTGTTGCAGATGATGATAAGAACTGGTTCTTTTTAGAATTTAAAGGTGCTTCATCTGATACATTAGCAATTAATTTGGCTGGGGTAGGTCACTATGACGGAACTGCTGGATTAATTAAAAATAATGCAACTAATACTACAGCGACTGCTGGAGATATTGAGGCAAGTTTTAGAAACTGTTCTGGTTCTTTAATAATGGAACTAGTCAAAGATGAAAACTTTACGAGCAGTTAAGAGATATGAGTAATAAAGTAAAATTAATGTCTGAATCAACTCTACAAGATGTAGAGTATATTACAGAAGAAGCAGATAACGGAAAAAAGAATTATAAGATTAAAGGTATCTTTATGCAGGCTGATATCAAAAATAAAAACGGCCGTATATATCCTAACGATATATTAATGAAAGAAGTTAAAAGATACAACAAAGAATTTATCAATGAGAAAAGAGCCTATGGTGAACTAGGACACCCAGAAGGTCCAACAGTAAATCTAGAAAGGGCATCTCATATGATAACAGCTCTATACCCAGACGGAAAAAACTACATAGGTGAAGCTAAAGTATTATCAACACCTATGGGTGAAATTGTAAAATCTCTCATGGATGAGGGAGCTAAACTTGGTGTTTCTTCAAGAGGAATGGGAAGTTTAGAACAAAAAAACGGTGCCAACTATGTCAGAGATGATTTTTATCTTGCGACAGCAGCTGATATCGTTTCCGACCCTTCGGCTCCAAGTGCTTTTGTAGAAGGTATTATGGAAGGTAAAGAATGGGTATGGACACATGGAGCATTGTTGGAGGCGGATTTAGTAGAGATGAAAGAAAGAATCAATACTAGAATTCGGAAAAAAGAAGCATTAGAACAGAATTTAGAGTTTGCTAGGTTCTTGAAAATGTTATAATGTATAAATAATGACTAATAATAGGATTAATTTAACAAAACACATTAGGAGATTATCCGATGGCTAATGAAATCGAAAAAACTATTGAGGAATTAGAGGCAGAAGTCCTAAGTGAGCTCGAAGAGCAAACATCGGCTGACGCTCCTAAGAAAGGTGCTGCTCCTGCAGAACCTCAACTGAAAAGTAATTCCGCACAATCAGTAACACCAGGTGGAGAAGTACAAGATATGGGCCCAGCTGT